TTACGGTATACATAACGCAGCTTAGTCGCATCCCCTGGAGTAAACCACTTCTGACCCGTCACAATCTCTGTTGTGCTGTGCTGACCAATTTCTTTATCGTTAAGCGCGTCTATAACGGTTCTAAAGTAATCCGTTAGAATTAGATTAGCCTCTGCCCAATCATTTGGTATAATCAGGTCATTAGGTATAAAGCTTTGTTCAGAATTAGTTGGTGAAACACTCATGTCAAGCGACCGCCTTTCTCATGCCAAATAATCAGGGCATTAAGAATAAAACCGCTCCCCTGAATGTCTTTTGATATTGTTTGTGCTTCGTCTAATGTGATTTGATATTGGAAATATTGAGCTTCAACATTGCAAAACATTCGATGCCATACTTTGCTTTGATTCTCTACCGCTTGCTCTGTATTGATTGTCTCGACTCCCCAATTAAAGAAAGGGTCACCCTTTCTTGGATTAACTCGCTGTTCTTCGTTGTAGTCGATAAAAATAGGTACGTCAATTTCTCCATTCTCTGTCTTGTCGATAAAGAAATCTATGTAACCAAGTTGCGTTTTTCTTCCCAGATTTGTCATGTTGAATTTTTTCGATGTAATACTGAATTTATCAACGCGTGAAATCTGACCGTTACCTATGTATGACGCCCCACCGGTTAAAACCGTTGCTTCTGATAGAGCCATTAGATTCTCTGCGACTCCTCCCGCTGTATAGGCGGTGAATCCTAGCGAATTTATATCAATTGTGAATGTTGAGCCGCTAACTGCTACTACTTTCCCAGTACGATTATTCAGCTCAATCATTCCACCTAGGTTCTCAAACTGCGCGTAATCGCCTATTCCTAGGTTGTGTCCTGCTGCTGTTACGACTGCTTGCGCTGCTAATGTAATCGCTGTCACATCGAATCTAGGTTTCTGTAATAGCTGAAATGTGTTTGTCGCTGCTGCTGTTACGATAAATCTAAACCCATTCAATAACGCTGCATCTGTTCCGATTACATCTGTTATTTCGATGATGTCATCGTTTTCTAGGTTATGGTTAGGTGAAGTGATAACACTAGGAGGCCCACCCGCTATTGACTGAATGTAAATAGAGGCGTCATTTCGAATCTTTGAGTTTAAAATCTCAACATATCCTTGCTGATTCCCCGCTACTATGTTAGGGAATGCGCTTTGAAGTTGACCTGAGTCCCACGACGTTACGTACTGTTCCCACGTTGTATTGGTTAAGTCGCTCCATCTCACATCTGTTGTAGCCTGATAGGTCCCAAATACAGTGAAGCTGTCTTTAAAGAAAGCCCATGTTTGGTTATCATAGTTGTAAAGTAGCACTCTATTGGGGTAAGTGCTATTTTCGTCAGCGCTTGGGAATGTCCAGTACACAACCTGTTCGAAAAAGTCTCTTACTCCGTGTACTCTCTGGACACCATTATTACCGTTGTGTATCTTGAAAACTTCATCTCTAATGAGTTGGTCGATTCGTTCTACATTGTTCCCGTTACAAGTGATAATACCCTTGTCGCCCACCGCAAGAATTCCGCCATCGAAACGAACAGGTGAAAATCTAGACTCTGCACCTAGTTCAATATTAATTCTCTCGAATACAAACGGTAAAATTTCGTTTCCTGTATAGCGTAGTTTCCATGTAGACCGTTCGAAGAATACGATTAGGGTATCTCGGATAAAGGCTGCTGATATGATGTTTTCATTCGTCGGAGCATCAACGAAACCACCAAAACCTTGAATATCGTCTATCCAACCGCCTGTAGTACTCATTGCTATATTTGTAGGGTCACCATTCTGTGACCAACGGCATCTGTTAGGGTGTTGTACTGTCGCTGTTCCTGCTACTGCGTCCGCTGCTTCGTATGTATTCAGCGCTACTAATCGACCACGGTACGGGATGATAAGCTTTGCTGTTACCATAACGTTGGTGCCTGCGCTCTTTAATACAGGTAGAAACGCAGTAGCATTCCACGTTGCGCCGTTGTAATACCTAACTGGGTCGCTTGTCCCTACTGTTCCGCCTGAATACCCGTTTGTAACCCAGAAAAGCTTATTGTTGTTTGCATCAAACCAGTAGTTTGACCACCAAAAGAAAGAGATATCATCCCCCTGCCACTGCGTTAATGTAGTGCTAGGAGTCTCTATAAATGCGGTGCTTACCGCGCTGTATTGATACGAATATCTAGTATCGAAAACTATCATATCCTCTGTGTTGATAGTGACAAGTTCTCGTTGACAAATACCCATCACTGGCAATGACGGATAATAGCTTAGAGACAGAGTAACTGCTACCGCTCCCGGTGCTGCGGTGAATACGGCTGCAATTATACCTGTGGAATAGTCGATTGTTGCTGATGAAATCATAGGGGCGCCCCCAGTGATAACCAAAGCTCCCGTACCAGTTGAGTCCGTTAGAATTGTCTCATTCGCACCGCCTGGGTCTAGTGTCACCACTAAATTACTGGCTGCTGTTCCGATTTGAAGGCTTGCGTTTGGCTCTAGTACATTAATACCGTAGATTGTGAAAAGAGGTATGGTATCCGCACCTATACCCGCAGGCGTAAACGTCATTGGCGTCGCGCCATCGACCTGGTTAACTTCAGCAGCTAAAACACGACGTAGTCTACCAAGTAAATTGTACCCATTCTTGCGCTTGGTTATTCCCCTCCAAACATACGCATTCTCAAGCTCAATAAAAGCATCGTTAGGCGTAACAAAAGCCTGTTTATCCTTGATTAAACCGCTATCTTGGTATGCTATGGTTGTAGGTTTATAAGCTGGCATTATTGAACTCTCCAACACATGATGACAGCGCCCGTTAATGAACCAACTTTCGTATTACTTTGATTCACAAACTCGATGTCAATGTAGCTAGTATTTACTTCATTTCCATAAGTTGCGGTATTTGGTACTTTTCCTATGACTGGATTTGATGAATTCAAAAAACCGTTTGCTGTGAACATGTATTTATTTGTCGGGTTTCCTGAAGCATCGACCACCCCATTAGTAAAGAAGAAACGGTAATGACATTTGCTCGCTGTCAGTCGTTTTGTATTTGATGTGTCGAAGTTGAAGCTATTGTTAACGGTGAAGTTGTAGGTGCCGGCTCCAATGTTTGCGTCGGGTGTTAAATCTGAAATATTGATAGCAAAAACTGGATGCACACCTAAAAAAAGTTCACCGTCCTTTGTGAACTGATTGACATCACCATTTGACTCTTTTCGTAAGTACAACTCTGTGTCTGTCCCATCTTCCAAAGCAAATAAGGCTAGCTCGTTCTCTTGAGTATCTGGTGCGTCTGTTGTTGGGTCATTACCTTGACTTAGAAACGTAGTCTTTTTATGCTTTCCTGCCCCTGCTGCTGCATCAAAAGCAACATGGTCGCCTGCTGTTCCGTAAATCGTATTCAGTTGCCCAAAGTTAGTAAGCATATCACCCTGCGAGTCCGCGAGTATGTCTTTAGCTTTTGGGATTCCGGGGTTATAACTCATGCTTATCCTACCGTGTAAACTTGTAATTGAACTAAATATGTATGTCTTTGCGCTGCTGTAAAAAGACCGTTTATAGTCTTGGTCATTATTCTGATTTGAGCGGCTGTAACTGCCTGTGCGTACGTTCCAAACATGTAAGGTACTGTTGAATCGAAAAGACTATCCTCAAAATTTATAGACGAATTTCTTAGACCATAAAACGGTGAGATAACCCAAAAGTATTTATCTGTGGTGATATTATTCGTAAACGACACTATCCAATCATCACGGACGTTTTTACCATTGACTAATGGGGATGCGGGAACCACTGAAGCAATATTATTCTGAAGCTCTACGTTTTCTTCATTCTTAAGTATGTTCCCCTCGATGTCGAAAATAACAAAGGCTTCAAGCCTTAGAGCCGGTGCAACGTGACCGCTGCTAGTCCACTTGTATACTGTCCCATCGCTTTCTGGTCTTCCGTACAAGCTAGGTTGACTACCGTCATTTTTTGTATACGCTGCGTAGTCCGTTGCCCCAGTTGTTTGGTCACCCGATTGCTCCTGAAATGTAACCTTCTTGTGCTTTCCTCGGTCTAGTTCTACCGAATCAGTCAATGAAACATGGTCGAAATTATATTGCCGGTTTATTTCGGTGTAATTTATCAACACTTGCTTTTGCGTTTGGCTGATGAAGTCGTTGGCCTGCGGTATCGACGCGTTAAATCCCATTAAATTCCACTCCTAAAACTGTTGCCTGAGTAATTGCTAGACTGCTCGGAAAAGATTGTTTCAGTTCGTTGAGGCGTTATTTGCTCTATTGTACGGTGTAAGACAAGCTGTTTTTGTTCGTCTAAGCGTGCAGCCAAAGCCTGCATCGTTTCGATGTCCTGTCTGTCTTCTAGTATCTTGTACGCCGCGCCGAATGCGATGTACTGCCACCATTGTCTAATGTCGGGCTCATCCCCTGCTACGTTTAGGAGTTGTGAAGGGGTACGGTAAACCTCGACGGTCACTTTATAAGCCTTATCTGGCACAGGGCGCATTGTCATGGTGTCATCATAGAAAAGCATTGCTGTCGGTCGATTTGCTTCGTATGGAACGTACTGAGCGTTAATGACAGTGCCACTCGCTATAGTGTCGCCAAAGTTCGTGACGGTCACTGTTCCTGATATGTAATTTATTGTTCCTAGAACAGGTGTCGTTGTTCCTTCCGCGACCAAGTTACCGGTGAGGTCTGTAACGGGTATATCTACTAAAGTTCTGGTGATACTGTTTGTATCAACTGTAGTTACTAAAAAGTCACGCTTTAGGCATGGGACATTTGATAGTGTGAAAGTATAAGGTCCGGCACTTCCGTCGCCTGTTGCAACGTCCTGCGAGAAATTTAACTTAGGATAGATATTATAAAACTGCTCACGTAGTTGAGTATAGAAAGACTGATATCCAGCAATATACAAAGGTGGGGATATGCTAAGAATCGTATTAACCGGTAGTGTGTATTCATCTTCATGTTGAGTTGTGTAAAACTCATATGTATCGTGCAAGTTCCAAAGTTTTAGGTGTGCGGGTAGGTCTTGCTCGTAGAAAGTATCTATATATTCATCAATTAAACTATCTGGTAGTTGAATAACTGAAGGAGTAGCTGTTAGTCGTCTTACTTTCGTTCTTATCTGCTGTAAAGTACCCATAATTTCCTCTATGTAGCAACATTGTCGTATGTACCTGTAACTGGCACTACATGGCTTTCTGTAAATCCGTTACCGTTTGAGTACGTCGGTGTCAGATACGTAGCTAGTTGCGATGTATCGTAGTCCGATGTAAAGGTGGAGTCCGTTGGTATAGTTAGTACCGTTGCTCGCTTACCAGGTATATCCATACCGTACCTTTCATCTACGTGAAGTCTTACTAGCTGACCCACTACATAACCATGTGCTTCCGTAGTCGTTACGGTAGGTTCGATTGCGTTACTTACGTCGGAAATCTCACGACGTTTAGGAACATAATCCGCATCACTTAACTTAAAAAAAGATGGCGCGTAGATTGTCACTGATAGAACTCCAAAGATTCGAAATTCATACGTGAAATTGAACGTTGTTTTTTATCGACTGCCGGGGTTCCGTCGGCTGCTAAAATATGAGAATGCACGTTGTAGTTGCAGTTCGTATTTAAATGCTTTGCAAGTCCTGCGGGTACTTCGTATTCAACACCATCGAACATTGAAAAACGTCGAACCGGGTCACCTTTGAACTCTCTCCAACAAAGCGTTACATTTCCACCACGCGGCTCATGACATCTAAAGACACCTTTCACCATTCGATTAGACTCTTTACGTCTCTTTTCCATCTCATCTTTCGTAACTTTCTTAACGTTACTGATTGCACTCCCTGAAGTCAGTGCTTCTCCAAATTGCATTACTGCGCTCATTGTAAACCTCCAATGTAAAGCGGCTTTACATACCTACCAATCCCTACCAATTCCTACTAAATTAGTAGTAAGCAGGGGGCTTTCACCCCCCACAATTCCTTATTCGTTGTTTACGAATCCGGCTTTCCATGCTCTCCAATAAATGATATCACTAGTTAAGCCTGCTGGGGAATCTGCCCCGGCTGCTAGATTCATCACAATTTGAGCTTGATTATCAAGTGCTTGCTCTACACCGTTCGCCACGTCGCCAAAAGGGACTAAGTGAGCGTGTGTAAATGGAACACTTGCGGAAGCAGGGAACGCAAACGCAGTAAATGCAGAGCTATCAACATCGCTAAGAGTGACGGTGTTGTTCGCTGTACTCACTGCTGAAACAGTACCTACAATGTTATTCGCCTGTGTCATACCGAAAACGGCCGGCACATGTAGACGAACCTTGTCGTTTACAGCTAAGTTATGAGTCACTGACAATGTAACAACTGCTGAAGTAGCGGCTGTAATTCCTGTGATATAATTCTTAGTTGGAACGTACAAAGGATTGTTAGGAATACGGCGTGAAAATCCTGCTGTTGCATCTGCTGCAAATCCACTCATGTCGATGTAACCCAAAGTGAATGAGTTAGCATCAGGAACCGCAGTAATAGTAAATTCCATTCCTGCAATTTGCAGCATAGCTGTAGTGCCGTACATACGGACTCTATCGCCTACGCTGTATCCATGAGCTGTCGACGTTACAACAGATGTTGCCTTAGCGATGTCAGTACCAGAGGTAGCTTTTGCCGCTTCTGGTGCCTGTACGCTTTGGTCTACACGAGTAAAACCGCCTGAAGTAACGACTTCATGAGTTACGGTACTTGCCGAATCCTCTTTTGAAATCATCTTAGCGGAATCGGATGCATAACCTTTTCTCCAAGAAAATTCTATTCCTCTTCCTGTAGTCTGGGTTGTAGCTGCTTGTGTATGGTTTTCTGTTTCGAAAAAATCGAAATCAGAACGTAGTGCTATTTGTTTCGCGGCCCCTGCTGATGTAAAGGAACCTGACGCGACTAATTGTAAACTAGACATGTTATATTCTCCTTATACAGATAGGGTTACGCGATAATTAATTACCCACGCATCGTTAGTGATACGAGGCACTTCAGCGAATTTATATCCAACTGATGCATTCAGAGCCAAAGGCCCGTCATAGATAGGTGGACGATAAATAAACTGACTGGAATAGCCGTCTTGCTCGATGCAACAGAAAGCCTCAAGTCCACAACAAAATACGTTGTAGATGTCCGCACCGTTCATTGATGCGTTAGCTGAAAGTGAACCGATTGAAGATAGCAAGAAACGTAAGTTCGATACTGAACCGTATTCAGGTCTTAAGACTCTGTCTTGATTCGGGTACTGAACTTTAGCGATGAAACCAGTTACACGGTCTAGGTCACCAATAAGATTAGTGTTTCCTAGTGCGAAAAAGGCATCACGAACAGGTGCAGAACCAAAGCGGTCCTCCCCTTCAATGCCATCACTGATAGTGTAAGCATTATTAGAAAGTAGCACGCGGATGATGTCGTCGACATCTTCACGAGCCAATTCTGTTGGATTATCCCCATTAACGCCCGATACGCCATTTACAAAACTTGCTGAAGAACTGAGCATTTCACGCGTTAGTTCATCCTCTGTTTGACGGAGGCTAACCCCTAGACGCTGAGCGGCTTCGTTCAGAACTGGATCCTGATTTTGAAGCGTTACTTGCTCGTTGAGGTATATATATGTCGGCGCTGTTACTTTCGGTCCCTCATGACCTACTGACCCTAGCTTTCACTATGGGCGGGGGACGCTCTTCGGCTTCCCCTCTTACGGTTTCCCGCAAGTTCAGACTATCGCTTACGAAGGCGATGACGCACTAACGTCTCGTCCCCTTCGTCCTCTGGGCTTAGTCGTTGCTGGTACAGAAACCACTCCGTTGAGTTTCCTCATTTCCATCCATGCACTTTCTCGCAAATGCTGGATTTCCGGAGTTATACGGATGCCATTGAAACTTACCCATTCTTCCATGAACTTAAGGCAAAGGTTCGCTTGTTCTTTTTTAACAAGCAAAAATGGCATAACTAGCGTTAGGAATTTTTGGACATCATCTTTTTTTCTAACCATCCAACGATACATTGGACGTTTATGATGATAAGGCTTTTCTTCGTGAACTTTACCAACCCCTGTAACTTCTACGATTAAATCCAAAGCAACTCTCTCAAGCATTCCAACACGAATACAAGGTGCATAATGAGGGTGATAACATCCCCTTAATGCTCTTTGTTCCATGAATGATTTGCTTGCTTGCCTTTGAATCATTATTGACCCTTCTCCATCTATTATTCCTGCGATATACGCTAACTTCTCTGCTTCCATCGGGTTATCCTACTGTGTTAATATATGTTCCGCATATATTATACACAACTTAGACTTTCCCGTAATCACCAAAGGTTTTATTACGGCACATGTTATGCAGCTTCCTGCATCTTTGCCCAACCGTAGAAATCCATTTGTGCGTCAATGTTGACGGCTGTAAGTTGTTGCGGTGGAGGATGAATCCCTGAATTGCCTAGTGGTACTGTAGCAGTGTTCAGAGGATTGTATCTTCGCATCCTTAGCGTGGTTCCGCCATTCCTAGGCATTTGCTTGAGCATTGCAGGAATTTTGTGAATCATGTAAGGAACTGGAACCGACAACAACTTATAAGAAAACGATTGCTGGACTGGTGCCGGCAATACGCTGCTTGTTGTTATACTCATTAGTTACCCCGTTGTTTGGGCTAACTACCTCGTATTGATGAAATCATCTCCTTTTGAAGCTGTTTCCTTAAGTCAGGGGTTAACCCTTTCTCAAATGAACCAGCTTGACTAAGAGGCGATGAACCTTTAGCAGCTCCTAATGTACCTGGCCTTGTAGCATTCTTATCCATTCGTGCTTGTTCATCTTGAACGCCAACGCTCGGACAGAACGCTTTAACTGCATCGTATACTGATAATGCTTGCTGGTACGGGTCTGTATTCGCCGCCAAAGATGATGCAATATGAGGCTTGTTAGCCTTTAAATATTCCACATTATCTTTGGTGACTACAGAATCGAAATCGGGCAACTCTTTATTCAGACGTTTAGGTAACGCTTCAAGCATGTTTTTTTTCTCTGCTTCATGGCGTTTTTTATCTTCTTTCTCTCGCTGCTCTTGATAAAGTTTTTTAAACTTTCTCTCTGCTAACTTCTCCGCTTGCTCACGAGTTGTCCAGTCATCTCCGGACAGCTCTGCAAGTTCGTCAACCTCGTCCGGTGTTGCCGGTCGTGATTGCTGTTGCATAGACTTCTCAATTTCAGCTAGGCGCGAATCATATACCTGTGTTTGCTGTCTAAGCTCCTCGTTTTCTCTCTGTAGTCGCGCATTACTTTCGCGAATAGCCTTGAAGTTTTGAGCTTTGTCATCTTCAGGCTGGCCGGCCTGCTGATTGTCATAACCTGATCCTTCGTTTCTATACGCTTGTTCATGCGACGGGGAAACTTGTTCTTGTTCAGTCGGAGGGACGAACTCACTGGATACGTCTTGATTCACTGCTTCCGTCATCTGTTTCCTCTTTTTGAGCTTGCGACGCCCTGTTACTGCAAATATCACGCAAATGCACCCTTGACGTGGGCTACGATTAGCATTTACACCCTCAAAATACAACGTGTTGCTTTTTTTTGTCTATAGATTAAGATAATCTATAGTAAAGGAAAAATATTGCTACTTTTTCCAGTATGTTTTATAATAGCAAATTGATAAGGCAGGGCTATGTTAAAAGTTACACACTACCAACCTATACAGGTTGAAGAATCAAAGGTTATCGGAATAGTAAAATTCTATATCCCAGAGTGGGGCCTACATTTGAATGATTGTAGATACATAAGAAAGAAAAATGGAGGCTTCTTTATTGGATTCCCGTCTAAGCGTCATGAAGAAGAAGGTCAAGAAACTACGTATGCGCCATACTTTACGTTTGATAAAGATAGACTAGACAGGTTCCAGTCATCTGGTCAAAAGGCTATAAACGAGTGGATAAAAACTAACGGTGGTCATCGTGATTGATAAGAGAGAGGCTCTGATAATTGAGGAGATTTTTATTCAGTACGGTACAATTTGCACTGCTATTCTCATGCGAAAGCTAGGATGTAACAATACACATGCGCGTTGGATTGCTGAAAATATACGAACTAAGAAAGAGCTAGATAAGCTCACAAAGGACATTAAAAATGATTGAATTTGCGTTTATCACTTTATCTATTGGATTATTCTTATTGCTTTACTTGTACGGTGAGTTAAGTAGAGAGATTGGATATTTGAATGGACGGCACAGAAAAGATTACCAAGAACTCGCTTCAAGCATTTTAGTGTGCAAAAATATCATCTACGACTTAAACGAATCTGTCGTAAATTCCAGTAAAATACAACATGACATAGTGGATAAGTTGGATGAGGCAATAGATAAGATTGCTAATCTTGAAACGACTGATAAAGATGAAGAAATAAAATTTATGATTCAAAGAAGTAGAGAAAATCTGAAACGACAACTTGAACACCCGTTAATGAAAAGAATGGGGACCGATATTACGGAGGAAGATGATGAAATATAATCGTGAATTTATAGCCAAACCATGCCCATGCTGCGGTATTCTTTCATAATAATCACCTAAACTATAGGGATTAATTTAAGAGTGTCTGATAATGTACGTTATGTTGTTAAGAAAGGAAATTTAATGGAAAAAAGCAATCTATGGCAATGAAATGTATATCGCTTACATTGTTTCTAGGAGTTGGTATTATTTTCTGGTATTATATTATCACCATGCTACAATGGGCGTTAAATTAGGAAAGGAATATATTATATGATTAGAAAATTATGGAATCAACTTTGGAGAATTCTTGATGTCAAACCTACGAAAACTAGTGACTGGCGTGATATGCGCAATCAGCATGATTCATTTAGGAACATGTAGCGTGTACGATGATGGAACAGTAGAGAATAAGGGTGATGGAACCTACATTCTTGTTAAATAATCACACCTAGGCAAGGATGCCTGTCAGAAAATAATTACTTAGTGTTTTCATTGTTAATTTATCAAAACGTTTAAAAAGGGGTAGAATGTTGGACAACAGGCAAAGTATTCGTGATAAACTGATATCTTCTATTCATCTTAATCTATTAAGTACGGATGGAGTAGATGTAATGGATGCAAATAATATTATTTTTAATGTACTTTGTAACATATCGATTATATCTTCCACAAATGAAGAACATCTAGATAAAATGATTGATGCTCACATTCTAGATATGGAAAACAACAGAGAAACAATGCAAAAAAAACTTAAATTATACCTTCAATCAATGGAGAATGAAAAAAATGCGAATTCTAATTAGCTTACTCACTCTTATGACTCTTTCATCCTGCTACGGTTCTGGTCGTTCAGATAATAAAGGTATTAAGGGTGGTTCATTTCATGCCGGTGGCGCTGCATACAGTAGCTCGTGCGCGGCTGCTGTGAATCCTCAGTATTTTCTAGCTTCACGCGACTTAACTGACGAAGAAATGGAAGAAGCTGAAAATCTACCCGGTGGTGGATACTCTGACGGCAAGTGGACCGGTGAAAATCCTCCTGAAAATGAAGATGATAACGGTGACCCTACCTATGCCGCACAACATGTTTGGGAAGATGACAACGGTACTATCATTATAATTGAGGATGACGGGGAAATTACTGAGATTACAACGTAACATGGAACACTTAATTGACAGAGACGTAAAGTTGGAACACTGGGGAGAGGGTGAATGGGTAGACGAACCCGACTACCTTGAGTTTGAACACATGGGTATTCAGTGTGAAATTAAGAGGGTACACGCTCCGGACGGACCTAAAGGAGAGTATCTATTCGGAGGTCATCTTTGTGGTTACGTAAAACTTCCTAGTGAAAATTTTATGACAGAGGATGAAATTAATGACCTTGATGTGCATGGTGGAATAACTTTTAACAAAAATACAAGTAATGGGCATTGGGTTGGTTTTGACTGCGCGCATTGCTATGATATTACTCCTTCTACGCAATCAATTAAAAAATCTATAGCTGAGAAATATGCTCATTTAGGAATGTTATGGTCTTCATACAGAAACTTCGAATATGTTAAGTCAGAGGTTGAATCCCTAGCTAAACAGGTAGCAGAATATAGAAAGGCCCCGTAGTTTAGCGGTTAGAACATGAAAAAATGCGCAAAGTGTAAATCATACATCCCTAATTGGATAACTATAGAGGGAGTAAAGAAAAATTTAAGCAAACGTCGTTTTTGCTTATCTTGCTCCCCTTTTGGACTTAGGAATAGAATTGATTATACGAAATATGACGATAGGGAAGGTTATAAAACATGTCGAAAGTGCGAAACTGAAAAACACTTAAGATACTTTTATAAATGCGATGAGAAAAGAGATAAAGCTAGTTCGGTGTGTAAATCTTGCCACGGAGAAATGATTAAAGGACGGCTTAAAGGGTATAAGAGACTTTGTTTAGACTACAAAGGGTCTAAGTGCTCGATTTGTGGTTATAATAGATGCGTAGAAGCTCTTGAATTTCATCATCGCGATAATATAGAAAAAGAATTTTCTATATCTAACGCACGATTTAAGAAATTTGATGATAGAACAAAAAAAGAACTCGACAAATGTGACGTTCTTTGTGCTAACTGTCATCGTGAAGTACACGCCGGGGTCAATGTACAGGGTAGCTTTAGTTTGTTGTGATGGGTAATGAGGGAGAAAAACTTCTAAGCTGAACATATTTATATGTCAGCCTGATATACTCATTATCCCCCTGTTTTTGCGAAGTAGTTCAGTGGTAGAACATCGGATTTTGATTCCGAGGGTCGCACGTTCGAATCGTGCCTTCGCATTTGGATAAGTAGAACAATTGGCTAGTTTATCAGCTTGTCACGCTGAAGGTTGAGGGTTCAAATCCCTCCTGTTCCGTTTAATATAACAACAAGGAAAAACATGAGTGCATTCAGATTAGATTACATCGGAAAATTCAAACCCGGCACCGTAGAGAAAATGACGGCTCTGCGAAGTAAGTTTATAGAGCTAGAGGGGGAAATTTCAGAACTTTTTCCATTGATTACAGGGGATGAAGATGCAAATAATTGTTTTCGTGTATTTTCTGAAACGTTATCACATCTAGAAAAGTCACAAATGTACGCTATTAAGATGCTATGCCTACTTAACGAGGAAAATGAATCCACTTAATAATCACACATTGAAATTTGAGGACCGTAGAGGGTTAATTAAAAGCCCTGCCATTAACTGCTTTATCTCTTATTGTTACAAACCTCTACCACCTGTATTGAAAAAGATAATGAATGTAGAACGTAAGATTTTCGATAATCTAAAGAATGAAGCTAGACCAAAGATGTAGGATTTTATGGGTTATTATTGTTGGTGTGGTGAAAAATGCAGTGACGACAAGTGTAAATGTAAATGGGATGGTTGGAATAATGTAGAAGAAAATCTCCCATCAAAAGAGGGTGAATACTTAGTAAGGGTGGCCGCCTCTGGTGATAGATATGAAACTAAAATGAAATTCTCTTTTGAACCACGAATTGAAAGAGGATATGATTATGAAACTATTTATAAGTTACACTGGTCGGAAGAAGGTACTTACGATGATATGGTAATAGCTTGGAAAGATGTGTAATGTAGGATTTTCTTACATCTCTATGTATACCGTGGTGTATATTACTTAGGTAGTACCAACTCTAAGGGCTTCTCGGTGTCTACATCAATCGGTATCTTGAAATTCGCACAAGCTTCGTGATATAGATGCCCGCTCATGAATGCCTTTACCATCTGATACATCCATTCTTCTTCTGGCGGTACATTCTCTGGGTGATGATACATCTCTTGACATGTGTTGTGGTCTGGGACTGTCCAAATGTATTCTACGTCACCCCTCTTATTGAATCGCCATACTGTTTGGTCATATGCAGGGGTAGGTAGTGTTTGTCGTGCTATGAAGTAACGACGTACAACGTTCTCCATTAACCTCTCTTTCTTAACTATAACAGTAATGAAAAAATCACCTTCAAAGTTCGGCTTACCGATATGCTTCTTGATACACTCCTCTAGCTGCGGAAAATAATCTTTATCAATTTCCTGTTGCGTATCAATTATGCTCTGCTTAGTATCGGGATTGAGTAAGCGTTTATATGCTTCCTCTCCGACGGTTGTTTTTTTCTCATTTACGACTGTCATGGTTCTCCAAGGTTTGTGTCATCATAATAATAGAAGGGGCGCGAAAGCGCCCCATACTAATTAGCTCCGGTCTATCCAATTAAGACGTATATCTTCCCCGTATGCATTCGAAGCGTATGCCTGCCTGCCTACTGGGTCGTTCTTAACTTCTTCTTTGGCACCTTTAGGCTCCTCTACCTCTGAAAGCTCATCATCCCCGAAAGGACTGTTTCTCTGTGAAGGATATGAAGCTGCGCGGTGATAAGGGTTGTCGTCTCTATACATGATAATCCTCTAGCTAGGGTTTGCAGGGCTTCGCTTTTGCTTAGCAACAATCCTGTGATTCTCTTTAGAATAGTCGTCAATTCCTTCGATTGAATCTCTGTAACCACCCGGGCAGCCTTCCGCACCTTTAGGGTAAGCAACGTGCTTAACTTCCTGAGGCATGTTAGCAAAATCATTCTTTTGGCTAGAAATCATTCCGCTTTTCTTTTCCATCTTATCGTAATACTTCATCTTTAAATTCCTTTGTGAAAACTGCCTATTTCTAGACAAGGTTAATTTCCTCTAATCACACCGGCAACGACTCTGCTACTGAGGGTGCTTGTTCCGGGGTGTCGCCTGCCAATTGACCGGCTTCTTTTACTATAGATTGTTCTTCATTAGTTTTCATCGCCTTTTCTTTCAGGATTTCAACTAGATTAACTAGACGTTCTAGATGTTCTATATCCATACCTTCAAGCTCTTTCATCGCCTTGACCATATGTAAATTTCCTAACTGCTGGTCTTTCTTAGCTTCCGCCACCCGTTCGATTGCTAAAGCTCTGTTTTCTTGCACGCGACTTATACGCTCGATTCCTAGACCTTGGTCGGCTAGGGCTTTCGCATCGTATCCCTCTGCCTGCTTCTGCAATAGCATCATTTGAACTTGCTGTTGCATCATCTCCATTTGCTGTTTTTGTTCTTCGGCTGCTTGGATATTCTTAACGAGCTTATCTTTATCCTGAAGTGTAGAAGCTTCTACGAGGTCCGCACCGCTCACAGGTACGCCTGTCTCTCTTAGCTGTAGTAGCTGCGCAAAATGTAGCTGTCTTTGCGTAGTAGTGTTTAGCCCTTCCTCAATCTCTACGTCATATGTACCGAAAGCTTTATCGTAGAATTGCGGGGTAGGGTCTTCGTTTGTGATACGCTTAATCTTACCTGGGGAGAAATGCTTTTGCACTAGCTCCAACCAAATGCTACCGAGCTGCTTAACAGAGCTATCGAGTTGGTCAAATAAGATTTGAAGCGTTGTTAGTCCTGCTCCCTGCCTTAGCTGCGCTAGTACTCCGGCTTTGTCATCATCTGCTGAACCTAATAGCTCCTCATTGACTCCGCTAATCTGACTTATCTCCTCACCTAACATCTGACTGAGCTGAATCATAGATTGAGGGATGTCCGGCGCCTGAATCTTCTCAACATCTGACATGTCTGCGGTTTTCTTAATTGCTATGCCCTTACCCTGACCCTGCAAGTAGATGTCTTTAGGGTTAACTAATGAATCTACCTTGTATTTGAATCCTGAACCTATTTGACTTTCAAGAATGTCAAGCTCAATAATTTTACGACGATTATATAAAAATTGAGAATCACGAAGATTTCGCACCACCCCTTGGATACGCCAAGGAAAGTAAGGTATTTCAGGCTCGTAGTAGCCAAGAAAAGGTATAAAAGGGTATCTGTCAATATCCAGAGGATTAGGGCCGTCATACATTACCTTCCCTTCAACTACTATCGCTAGTCGAGTAGTCGGTACGATTGTTGTTTGCTTCCTGATTTGGGGGAATTTCTTTAAGAACTGCTTTAACTTTTCGCCATCTTCCCCGTCATCGCTTCCCCACTCTCTAGTTTCACCTGATTCAAGGTCAACGAGTATGGTTTGTTCTCTAACGTCCTTGTACCAGTATTCATCGTAGCTAAGGAGGTTGAACATCGCATAGTTGTATGACTCCGCCATGAACTGAAACTTACCATCGCGATTACCTCGGCTACTCATATGGTCAATTTCGTCATCTCTACCGGGTAGCATTGATTTAAGAACTGCTTTACTTAACCACTGTCTGCGCCAAATGAAATTGCAATCGGATAAATCGGCCTTCTTAAAATATGGGTCAATCAGGAATCCGTTGTATGCTACGTGGTCACATCCAATATCACCGCTGACTGGGTCTTTTGAATAGTCCATATAGAGATTTATCAAGCTTAGGCCTGTAGTTACTGAACCGGCTTCAAATGCTCTGCTAATACAATCCTGAGTGTTAGCCTTGTTCATCGACCAAAACATAACCTTGGTGTATAGGCTAGCTGTCTGTTCGTCTGAGTTCTCAACTGGTATAGCAATGATAGACTTGCGGTGTTTGCGCTGATGACCCGTAATCATATTGACAACGCGCCGGATTCTATTGAAATAGTATTGCTTCTTCCTGAACGCGGGTAGGTTTCCGTAGACGTCGTTCCATAGCGTCTGATCACCGGCTTTAAACCGTGTGTCGATGTCAGCCTCCGACCAGAAACTTTGATTTAGCGTGATAGCCTCGCTGTACGTTGTATCCATTCGCTGTAAAATATGCCTACATTCTTCACCACCGTCCGCGTAGTAAGAATCGTTCACATTATTTCTTGTTAACGTCATGCCTCATACCTTGTTTTAATTATTCGCCCGGTGAAAACCATTTGTACCAACTTATTTTATCGGGAATAAAGGGAACTTCTACAAATAAGGCTTTCTCTGGTTCTGGTTCTGGGTACTCGTTAAAATCCGTCCAAGCTACCACTTTATCAAAGAAACAGTCTAATCCCCATCCCTTGTGCTTGTCGAACCTTCCACAGCAGTGATGAAGTTCACCTGATTCCATAAATGCAACTAATACCTCTATCTCATCACCGGGTAATTCATCCTCTACAGTTTTCCATGTCATACCGATACTTCTCTGAACTTCTTCCACGCTACAACCTCATCAATTTTTTTAATTCTTAAACCCTCGTAGGTTCTACCGCTTGTCCTCCAACCATTAACTGATTTACCATTCTTTCCGACAAGGACACACAGGTCATACTCTGTTGGTAGCCTATCCTCTACCTTAAAAAACTCATCTCTACTTGGTCTGACTTTCCTCAAATTTTCCACCTATATATAACACAAATTTATAGTAATTAAAAATAACATCCTGCGATAGTTTCTTGTGGCTGCTGAAATACACGCGGTAGCTCGTTGCCGTACCCCATTGCTTCGTTATAAATACGGTCTAGGTCCTGCGGTTTTGTGTTAGAGCCTAGAGACTGCCCAAAGTGTGTATATAGGGCATAACGCTGTGCATCCATCGAGTGGTCATTCTCTTTAGTGGGCTTATCTACCCCTTTCAACGACGCTTTCGTATCCCAAACATAGGTGCCGAACTCTCGTATAGTATTCTTACATCCTGCACAAATCTTGTATGTGCCGTTCGCTAATAGCTGTGACTGGAAGCGAATGCCGTTTATTACATCGTTATCAGCATCTAGGACATCATCTATTCCCTGCCTTGACAGCTCTGCGCGAAATGAAGCCGCTGAAGGGTCAAGGTAGATAGCTTGTACATTGTACCCTTGTATAAACTCTTTCAAGTCCTCTGCGTATTCTGTATCTGTCTTTTGTCGATTAGTTACCCTTGAGCTGTAGTAATATTCTTTCTCTAGCCAAATGTTAGGGTAGCTGTTCGGGTTGTATCCTATCATGCAGAATACAGAGGGGTTTGTAGTTCCGTAATCTATTCCGATTATGTAGTACTCTGCGCGCTTGCTTGGCAAAGGTATGACGTGTACATCTTCATCGAAGAACTCGTATACCGTACCATCCGCAAGAACCCATTGACCTTCGATGTACCGCTTGTACCAGAGTCCTGAATACTCTGACTTCAGGGCATCTATATAAGTCTTATCTAAGGAGGGGTTGTCCTCAATTCTGAAGTGCCAACGTGTGAGGTCTATTGCGGGATTGTCTAGGAAATCGGTCTTTAGCCAATGAAACGGGGAATCGGGGTTTGTAGTACCAAATAGCTTTGCACCTGTAACCGATAGACGTGATTGAAGCATCTTTATGAATCCGTAGGGGATAAGTGACATCTCATCAACGTAGGCTATTGCTAGGGTTGACCCTTGTATCTTTCGTTGCGCTCGCTCATCGTTAGCCCCTACAAAATAGATTAAGCGGTCGAACATGACCATTTGAGTGGTTTTAGGTGTAGGGCATGGAAAGCCAAGGAGATGGCACATTTCGACTAGTATATTACGTTGTATTGACTCCCTTGTGGGGCCTACAATCATTGCGTGACCGGCTGGCCCACTTCGCAACTCTTTAATAAAACGCAGAATAGAAATAAAAGATTTGCCGCTACGAACTGAGCCTTCCCAGATGTTAAGACGCTTTGTGCTACCAGCGTAAGATACAAGCTGCTTTTCAGATAAAGGCATATGATTGTATTCGACCATCTATTTACCTTTGAGTTCTTCAATTTCTTCCCTCAATCTTAAATTATCTAGTGCTAGCTCTGTTGACCTATGAAACATGTCAATCTTCGCGCCTGCCTCTTCATGCTTGGCTGCTCCCATCTCATATTTGTATTTCTCTTTCTTCAACTCACGAGCAAGTTGCTTATCTTTCTTGTCCTCGTCAAATTCATCAACGTCCTTGAGATACATAGGAATGAACTTGCCAATTACCCAATTATTGCCCCCTCCGTCCATCGAAGATTTGACCATTTTCTGGCCTAAAATAGCTTGCGCACCTTTAAGGATCGGACGAAATTTAGCGTGTCTTGACGCTATTGTCTTGAGCCAACCAGGTGATTGACCCTTTTCGCCTACCTCAAATTCTGAGACATGCCATACGTCTGGCTTCTTACAAAAGTCGTGAAGTTCCTTACCTAGCTTATCCAATTTTGGAGGTGTCCACTCTGTAGGCCTTCCGACCTTCTTCTTTTCACTCATGACTTTTTAGTCTCCTCAATTCAAACACGCCTACATAGCCGGGAAACTCATCCATGAATTTACGCGCATAGTACGGGAAAAAATTGTGATTTATACGGCCTGACTTTTCAGTACCACTCCAACGAATTTGATGCACAATAAAATGCGCTCCTATCCTTCGGAATCCTTTATCCCAGGCTTGCTTAGTCTTCTCTTTGAATGATTCCCATATAGCAGGATGTTCCTCATCATACTCTCTGAAATCCTTCCACCGCTTTGTCTCGGTTTCTGAACCGGGAACAGGGGGTGGAAAGAAATAGCCTACACCATCTTCGTCCCACCAACCCATTACTCACCCGCTCTGTTATATGATTCAGCTTGCCCATCATATTCAAGGGCGTAATTTAGCTTGAGATGACTAGCGCATCCTGTAAGTGCAAACATAACGCACAGTAATGTTACCATTTTGGTAGCTTTCATGATTCACCTCTTATTTTTTTAGACTCTTTATTAGCTTCTTGTCTTCCTTAGCTTCCTTATTGAACATCTTCACATCTTCTTTAAGGTGCTTCTTGACTGTCTTTAGCTTCGTATTGGCCTTCTTTGGGCTTCCCATCGTCTTTTTTTTCATCTTTAGCCTTCTTCGGTTCAATATATTTCTTGTTATACTCTTCACCCATTGTATGCAGTGTGAACCCTAGAAAGTTCTCGAAGTCTCCTCCCTCTGGTACAAAATTAGCCGCGAATACTTCGATGGTTTTGAATAGATAGCCGATAAGCTCCGCATAGAGTAGGTTTGCACCGCGTTGGTACGCTTTACGTAAGTTTTCCTCGACTACGGACGGTAGCATTTCCATAGGAACTTCATTCTCTTTTGCTTTATCGGCTTGCTCTTTTACATTGTCAGCTAGTGTCTTTCTCTGTTCAACTGGTGTGTTTACATCTTCAACTGGTGTGTTTTCTTCTGTCATTTGTTCCCTCTAGGTTATGATTTCTCGTAAAATTGTGATAAATAATAGAACTAAACTAAATGCGATGAAAATTATGATGGGCATGAATAATATCAGCATGAGAATTGCCCACGAAATTACGATGGTGCTGGTCAGCTTTAGGACTAGTAAAAGAAAAAATAGAACCGTAAAAAATCCTAGTGACATTGTTTGTACTCCTTTATTTCCTCTTTTAAACACCACCCCCCTTCTTCAGGTGGATAGTAATCCCCATATGGTGATGGGCTAATCTTACTTGGTCTTTCTAGGTACTGACTTGTTTTGCTTGAGCTGCGGGTACTTTTTAAGAACTGCTCGTTTAATTCCTGCTGGATTAGGGGCGTTGTGTGCGAGCTTAAGAGCTGACTTAGCACGTTTAAGTGTGTTAATTGGATAACTCCCCGCCGGCGCCTTTCCTGCCTTTCCTGCCATATTCTTTGCAGATACCTTAGAATAACGACCAATATTACTACCTCCAGCCTTCTTTCTGTCTCGTGCCACCTTGCTCGATAGAGATTTTTTGCCTTTCGATATTGAAATCAATCGTTTTGCTTTTGCCATAGCTCCCCGCACTTTCAACGTTCTGGTCACGTAATAACCTGTTGCGCCGTAAATTTAGTTTAATCTTTTCGAAGTCGAATGTTTCGATGTACTCTTTTGCTTTCCACATTCGTTTGTAAAATTGCATCTCCGACATCCCAAAACTCAACCAAAACTGTTTTAGGAAAAAACTTGTCTCACACATTGACCACGCTTCTAATATAGATGCAAAGTTTAAGACGTCATACGATGTTATCTTGTTTCGTTTTGCTTTCATGTTTTACTATAACTTCGTAGGGTACTTCGGTTTCGAAATTTGTTTTAACTTTAGCTGTGATTGACTCACCTGATACAACATTCTGAAGGTCTATATGACTCATAGAGATAGTAATGACCTTTTTTCCTTTCATATCTGAAATCATGGAACATCTCACTTAGTTTTAGCCTTCTGCTTAAAAGGGCTTTTGGCTTTTGTTTTAAGCTTCTTGCCTTTAACTTTCTTCTCAAATTCTTTAGCAAGTGAGGGACTAACCGCATGCATAAAACGACGCTGTGCTTCTGATTCAAAAGGCATTTACTTTCTCCATTACCATAGATTATACCACTTTTACCACATTTATAGTAATAGGGTAAAGGCTTTCTACCATCTTCTTTTTCATAATAAAATCTTTGGTTTCCATCCCCTTCACATCGGTAAACTTCACCTCTCCATCTGCCCAGAACTCTACAAAATCGACAACGTAACGTACTCCACCTGGCAAATGAAAAGGCACCTGACGAAGGAAAAACAATAGCTCACCTGACTCCTTTGCTATCTTCAACTTCTTGTAGTAGCGTGCCTCTATCTTCGAATCAAACTTGATGCCATCGCATTCCGTTCGTACTGCTCCGAACTTATGTTTTACTTTTCGCATTCGTATTTTCCCATATTAAAAGTTTGTGTCTCAGTATCCTCCATTGCTGATACACAAACAGATTATTATATCTCTTTTAATGCTTCCTCTCTATCTAACCCGATATGTTCGTAAGCTTCATCCATGAAACTTTCATGCAACAGGCCGTAGAACTGTGATAACTCACGCTCTTGTATAATAGAAATTGTCGTTCCTCTCTTTGTCATGATTAGAGGCTCTTTTAATCCATGTCCTGATATTGGTAACAATGAAAAGAATTTAACTTCACACTGTTGAGAAAGTGGACCCTCTGTGGTAATAATACTTCCCAAGTATTTACTATCATAATGCTGACTATTAATCATACTTTTGTTGCCCTTGTCCTAGTGATGATTGGTATTTATCATCTAATTGTTTTTTGAAATTATCTATATCTTTCATGTTGAGTGTAACCTCGGTACCTGGCAACATTTTAAACACAACATACTTGTCCACCAATTCAAAGTGATGTTGATGTTTATCTTTTGACCACTTGATAAAATATTCTCTGTTCTGTTCAGCCTCTTCACTCATCGGTATTCTTTTATTGTTAATAGCAGCAACAATATAGGCCTCCATAGAGTCGATTCTAGAGCCTTTCCTGCCTTTCCTGATACAATCTTGGTCGTAGACTAATATAGCCACCTCAACACTGTTAATAGAGTTATTTTGTGCTATTCTGGCACACATTAGAGGTCTAATCATTCGGTCTTCTTTGTTTTCTGGCATCTTTCTAACAAGTTTCCAATATATTTTCTTCTGCTCTGGTGTGCAAGTTGCCAAGATGTCATCTATTTCTTCTTGCTTCTTTTTTGGAAGTACTTGTGGGGGTCCTTCCTTTTTTTCAGATGAAGGGCTATAGCACTTTGAACTCTTTGAGGAACTCTTAGTGGTAGTATTAGTATATGCGACCTGTGGGGTGCGGGGTGTCGACTTGGGGGGCGTGGGGTCACGACCTGTGGGGGTATAGGTAGCGATTTTTTGAATCTTTTCTACTGATGACGGAATCAATTCAATGAACTGACGATTAGATAAAGTGCCGGTATCGACGCCAAGATTTATATCTCTGAAATGTCGTTTGATATATCCATTGTCTTCAAGATATTTTAAGGCTTCCTGTATCTGCTTCTCTGAAAATCCGAACTGTTTTGAGTAGGCTTTTGTTTGACGTTGGAGGAAGTCCGCACGGAATTTCTTCTTAAGCCCAATCACTTGCCCTGTATGCTCATCTCTAACTTCAGTCGGACGATACCAGTATACTATATCACTTAATAGCGTGACGGCTACGAAATGAGGCTTACCATTAGCGAATGTTAAAGTTTGATACCAGTGGGACGGGACGATATTGCCGGTAATGGCTATTTTTCCGATTTCTAACACTTGTTGTGTTATATGTACTTCTTGACTTGATAAATTACTTTCTTGTTGGTATGGTTGTACCATATGCAAACCTCCTGAGGGTTTTGTTTTCGGGGATTATCTCCCCTTTTTTCAACGCACAAACCATAAAGCGCCACTCTATAGGCTTTGTGCATCGTTTAAATATGGGCTATCTTAGATGATAGCCTTTTTTTTTCCTATAAATAGCTTTCTATTTCAAATCATTTTTGGGCATTGTGTTAAATCTCATCTGTTCGCCTTTCTCTGTTTGGTCAACAAATTCCTCTGGATAAAGAGCTTCCATCCTGCTTACATGCCCCTTCGTTAATTCTTGAATCTTCACCGCCATTTTCTTACTTACTTTCCTATGTCCAGACAATATGTGATAAAAATATTCCCTGCTAATCTCTAAGTCTTTTGCAAAATCTTGATACATTATTTGTTTTTTATCTAAAAAATCTCTTAATAACATTGTTGTGCCTTTGTGAGTGGGTTTTGTGTTGTTTTCTCGGCATTGTATCATAATGTCACGTTGATAGCCAGGTTTAAATCATATCATTCTGCTAACATTTATCTTGCTATAATTATCGAACCTGTGTTATCTTATTGCTATAACGAAACACAAAGGGAGTTTTAAAATGGATGAGTATGACGAAGATTTATGTCAGGAAGAAGATGACGAAAATGTGTGTCTTGAAGAAGAAGATGACACACCATGCTTAGATTTATATGGCATGTGTTCAAGCGATTTTATGTAACAAAAAAAGGTTTAACAATGAATTTCAACGAAGCAATAGAGAAAATGAAAGACGGAAAGATTATGGAAGCTTTCTACTTCAAGTACAGAATCAAGAAAGAGAAAGAGGATTTTCTTTTTCAAAGGTATTACACACATTTAAACGACTGGGATTTATGCACATTCGATAGTGCGGACATATTTTTTAACGACTGGACTTTATCAGAATAACAACCCTACTTAAGGAGTAAAACATGAGCAGCCAAATACAACTAGTAGCATCAAATACACATGACACACAGTGGACATACGAGCAATGCGAGATTATCAAGCGTACAATTGCCCCTGACCTCACTAACGACGAACTGGCGATATTCGCACACATTTGCAAACAGGTGCGTCTTGACCCCTTCGCAAAGCAAATTTACGCTATCAAACGTGGTGGTAAAATGTGTATCCAAACGGGTATTGATGGGTTTCGTTTAGTAGCTGAAAGAAGCGGAATGTACTCACCGGGAAATGATACTGAATTTATGTTTGATGAAAAAAAGCGTCTTACCGGTGCTAAGGTTTTTGTTAAGAAAATGACTGCTGACGGTACATGGCATAGTATCAGCGCTACAGCTTTTATGCATGAGTATAATGCCGGTCAAGGGCTTTGGACTAAGATGCCTTCAGTGATGATTGAAAAGTGTGCTGAGGCTAGAGCATTAAGACGCGCATTCCCTGCTGATTTGAGTGGACTGTATACGTCTGAAGAAATGGACCAAGCTGATGTACCAGCTCCAAAACTCATTCATGAAAAGATTGACGTCGAGATGGCGGAAAAGATTGATAACGCAGTGAATGGATACGATGACATAAGAGAAGGCCTGTATAAAATCTGCAATGTAAAAAGCATACAGGATATAAATAAATCGCAGCTTGATGCCTGCCGTAAGTATGTCGCAGTTCAAGTAAAAAAGAAGAAGGAGGCGGAAGTTGTCGAGGTTGACTCTAAATAGTAATTGCATACTAGAGATAAGAAATTACGGCCCGCACAGGGAAGTGATTTTGATAGACCAAACCCCGTTGTCGATTTACCCTAATTCCATTTTGAGATTAAACGACGACGGGGCTTTTATGTCCTGGGGGACAAAGGTATCTTACAACTCGCTTAGCATAAATGTAAAGGAAGTCTATGAAAGTTCAAGTAGAGATTGCGATTTTAGAGAAGTCGATTTTATGCAGCATGATAGAAAATGTACTAGAGAGATATATGACAATAAACCAAGGGGACTGCTTCAATCGTCAAGGGTTGTTGAACGAAATCAGCAACGAGATAGAGGCGATAAAGGAGCTAAATTTAATCAGTTTTTACGAAGTATCTTCTTTCGTAGAGCTAAAAACTAATAAGGAAAATGAAAATGAGCCTACCTGAACAGAATACCGAAGAATGGAAATTGTGGAGACAAAACAAAATCGGCGCCTCGGACGTACCGATTATCCTAGGGGTATCCCCATACTCTACAGCGTTACAGCTCTGGAAAAGGAAGCTAGGGTTTACTGCTGAGATAGTGCAGCACGCGGGTATGAGAAAAGGCCATGAAATGGAATCGCACATTAGAGGTCTGGCTAATAGTCATCTTGATTCACATTTCGAGCCTCTCACAATACAACATCCACAACACGAATGGGCTATAGCGTCACTTGACGGGGCATCTGATGATAAACGTTTCGTTATCGAGATTAAGTACGCTAACAAAGATGACCATGCCGGCGCTCGTAAGGGTATTATACCAGAAAAATACATGCCCCAGGTGCAATGGCAAATGTTCATCTACAAAGCTCTATTCGAGGAGTTCGAGTCTCTGTACTATTGTTCATGGAATAACAACGACTTCGTTTGTTTTGAAATCCCATTTCAGGACGATTTTATAAATAAATGCTTCTATGAGTGCGAGCAGTTCTTTAACTGCCTAGACACATACACACCACCCGCACCGTCTAACAAAGACCACATCGACATAGATGATGATGAATTTGGTAAAGCAGCAATCGAGTGGATACAGGCAAAGACGACGTTCGACGAAGCGAAAAAGCAAGAAGCTTACTATAAAAAGAAATTAATTTCCTTTACTGATGACGGAAATTGTGAGGGTTATGGGGTACGATTAACGCGCGTTGAACAAAAGGGAAACATCGACTGGGATAGGGTGTGCGCTGATTTTGAGATAGATAAGACTGCTTTAGATAAGTATAGAAAAGAGCAAGTTGGTTTTTGGAGAATTGCAGTAACAGATAACAACGTGGTATAAAAACCTTTCCTTTGCTATATTATTTCACTCTATAGCAAGGGAACTTTTAAAATGGAGGTAACTAATGAAGGAATGCAAACGTTGTCACATATCTAAAACACTGGATTCGTTTCATAAACATAGGGGTTTTAAAGACGGTAGAAGAACACAATGCAAAGACTGTGCAAATTCTGAGTCTAGAAAATACTATAGTGAAAATCGTGAGTCACATCTAGAATCGTGCATGGACTGGCAAAGACGAAATATGGATAAGGTACGTGCGTATCAAGTCAATCATCGAAAGAGAAAAGCTAACTCTGATAATTTATATAAAACAAGTCACCCGCTTCGTGTACGCGCACAAAAGAAACTGAACTATGCGGTATTTAAAGGTGAAGTTCAAAAGATTAAGAGTTGCCAAGTTTGTGGTAACTGTGAAGCAAAAACAGAGGCTCATCACTATGATTATGATAAGCCTCTAGAAGTAATTTGGGTATGTATTGCTTGTCACGGCTGGATACATAGAAAACATAGGCCTGCACTAGTGTCGGCCGCTTAACCCGAAAGAGGGCAATTTATTTGCCCTCTTTAAATTCTTTTTTCATAGCATATAATTCGTTGACAATTCTTACAAGTTTTTCGTCAGTAATAGGCTGTCCGTTACTCATGGGGTCGTTTATTCGTTTTTTTAACTCTTGAAAAGCTTCTTCATTATCGACGGCTTCATGGTCGAATTTTCTTGTTAGGACGTTAGCAAGTCGTTGATTAGATAATATTCTCTCTCTGACGCTTATATTTTTTCTACTGTGAAAAATATCCTTGTCATCTACAAAATATTCTTTTGGTTTAACCTTAGACTTCCAGCAACAGCAGCAACCTTGACTATCAGTATTCTCTGCAAAGTGAAACTCTTGGTGTGGATGAATCTCTAGTGTTGGCTGTACGTTCATTTAAACTCCCTTTGTTAATTCAACAACAATGACAGGCACGCTATATTTTATTCGGGTGTAGATGGTGAAAGGTCAATATCAAAACCTGTCTGATTTTTAATTTGTTGCTCGGCTATTTCTTCAATAGGGTTGTCATCTTGTAAACCAATATATTGATTGATAGCTGTACATGCTCCAAAAGATATAGAAATAAGCATTAAACAAACTGATATTTTCATAATTACCTCTAAAATTTGATAGCTTTTCAACACGTCTGACAGCATGGATTACTCATTAAATGCTCGGTACATAAAATTCCATGAAAAGTTTCCGTCCGCATTGGCTAGGGTTCCAGGTGTAATAAATGCACATGCAGTTCCAAAAGGTTGGAATTCTCTCACAAAAATGTAGGATGTATTTTCAGTTGCATAACATGAGCCACATACAGTTCCATTTGCTAAAGACGCATCATCAAAAGAAAACCCTGCCATGTTTCTTTTCCAAGCGTTTTCACGCATAACAAGTGGAAGATGAAGCTGTAATGATCCTGCACCTAGAGGGGTATTATTAACGTTTGTCGTTGTATATGATATGTTAACCCATCCATTCGGTAAAAAACTATAGTGGTACGCATCCAGTGCAAATGTCGGTAATGTATCACCCCCAACGCTAGAGCTTAAATATCTACTAGTAGCCCCGTTTTGCCCTGTAGCAAAAACAAAAGTAACCCCGAAATTATCTTTGCCGATTCCGTCTTTATCTGTTAATGCCTGTACAGTCCAATCGTCATTAGCTGCATCATTTTTTTGCATTAAATAAGTTCCAACCCTAACGCAAGGATTAGAGTCATAGTCTCCGACAGTTATAGAATCATCTAAAGCCCAAAAATATTTTTCATCATCTGCAACCGCACTTGAAGGCTTTCCGATTGTAGTAGAGCTTACGTTTGCTCCATGATTACGGGATATCATCGGAGTAACCGCATCATTGTTATCATTTATAACAAAATATATCCAGAACGGCATGTTTAAACCCCAGGCTACTGTTGTAGTTGTGCCAAAGGTGTTGCCTGTAATATCTGAAGTTCCAGAATCATCGTCGAATGAATAATTAGCTGTTATCTCAAATACTTTTTTAAGTCCTTTCGTCGTATTGTCTGGAACTACTACCCACGCAGGATTAGTTGCAGAAAGTGCGTTTCCCCTAGAATCATGAATTGTAAACGTTGGTGAAGAATAGCTAATTCCTAAATTTATTGTAGTTCCTACCGGGTATTGTAGTAATCTGTCCTCTATTTCAGTAAATCCGTTTCCATCTACTTTAAAATACCTGTTATCAAAAGATGCAAGTCCTACATCAAACGGGTCTGCTGGTGTTGCTGCTAGTGCTGTTGTTAACTGTACATCTATATGAGTTTGATTAACTGCTCGTGTATGTGTGGCGACTGGTGAATTTAGATTTGTAGCATTCGTTACAGTATTACCCCATACCTGAACCAATCCCGACGCGCTTGCTACTACTGGATTAACTCCTGGACCTGTTAGAAAATTAACATTAACCGATTGTACTGCCGGGTTAGTAGTATCCCCTGCGAGAGAAAACATACCGCTTGTTGCGTCTACTACAAATTGATTTTCATTTGCGCTAAGAAGTCCTGCATCATTAAAATCTGCCGGTGTTGGGGCTACAGCAAGCCCTAGTTGTATTTGTATTTTAGCTGTGTTCGCTGTGGCTCCGTCTGTAAAGACAGGCTGAGAAAGCACACCGGATAAGACCGTTTCTCCCAGAATGGAAATAACGCCTGCAAGTGGCTCAACTAGATTGCCATCATCGGTCATCAACTCAAGCATTGAACCCTGAGAATCTGTAAAGCACGTCCATATAGCGTCTCCTGCTGTAAATCCAACTAGCATACACTCTCTAAACGTTACGCTATTTCTCCATATCGTTTGGATTGGGAAATTTGTATCGTTTACAGTGGGGTCCCTGGGAGAATCTACAGTCGGCACACCGGAAAGCCTTGAATCTGCGTAAGCTAATGGGTCCCTGCTTGCTGGGGCTGTTCCAAATCTTGCCATTTTCTATTTCCTAAATTTGATATCTTTCATTAAAAATTAGTTACCGGCGGACCTCTTGAATCTGAATCTGCACCAGTGACTGTTCCCGTGTTTCCATTTCCTGATAAATCTCTTTCTGGTGAATCAGAACCTAGCACTGGCCAATATCCTACAAGATTCTGTCTTACTGAACCTGGCTTTTCCATTGATTCTATGATTTCATCATTTGATAGAGTCCTGTCCCAAGCTTGTACGTAGCAAATGTTACCCCTGAATCCCCCAGATACCGCTCCCGTATTCCCAATAACAAAATCTTGACCAACGTCAGTATCATATGTTCCGGTCGGTGTAAGTGCTGTACTCGACCCTTCTGCAACTCCATTTAAGTAGAAGGAAGGCGTGTTTGAGGCGCTAGAGCTGTCGTACGTTGCTGTAACATAGTACCATGTGTTAAGGGAAAGATTCCCTGTTGATTCCTTTAGATTATCTCCTGAAAAGTATGCAAAAAAAGTTAGCTTTAGAGTCTCGAAATAGAAAACCCACCCTGAGTTTGTTAATACTTTAGACGCAATCCTTGCTAAGCTAACACTGCTAGTATAATAAACCCACGCGGAAATAGTACCTCCGCTTGCGAAGATATCTTGAAGAACAGAATCATCTGCTACTCTAATCAAATCTGAATCTGCGTCCCATATACGTGATGATCCCATTATGCTCGTGGTACCTCTACACAAAATCCAATAACTTGAAGGTCACCAGTTAAGTCATTAGCTGAGGCATTAGGTCTTGATAGTCTGCATAAAACAATATCATTAGCTGCCCACGCTAGATTAGTAACAGTCTCTGTCCATGAACCTTCCGTAATATCATCCTGCGTAGCATCTATAGCGATATCTCCTGAATCCTCACTAGTATACGTTTGATCCCATGACTCGCTGTTGTCAAGAGGTCTATGGTCAAATGTGAGTGCGACATTTTTTGAGGCTGCTGCTGTTGCTGCATACATCCAGACTCTAAATGTTACTGTTCCTGATGTGTCAATTTCCGCAGGAACCGTAAGAGAAAAATTAACGTATTCTTCTGTCGTATCGTCAAAAGAGCGAACCATAATCTTGGCATTCGTTCCGTTGTCTTGAGTAAGAGGTGCAAAATTCGTCTCTAAAGCATCAAAATCAGTAGCTTTGAAATAATAAACTTTATCTGGTAGCCCGCCTCCTGCTGCTGCTGCCCATGAAGGAACTCCAGCGGCCAATGTTAAGACTTCTCCGTTCGATCCTACTGCAAGCTTAGATAGCGTATTTGAAGCACTGGCATAAAGAATATCACCTGCTGTGTATGTTGTTTGACCTGTTCCACCGTATGTTTCGTCTAGCGCTGTTGTTAACACAAGTGTTGGGATAACAACGTCACCCGTACCATTCGGTGTTATATTGATATCACCATCAACATCCGTCGACGTTATAGAGTTACCGTCTATCGTTATATTATCTACGCTTAAAAGTGTTCCGCCCGAAATTTCACCGGTATCATTGATAAGCACCAATGAATCTTGGATTCCTTTTACACCGCCATCACCTCGAACCACCGCGTTATCCGTAAGGTTACTGGCTGCGGTTACATCACCACCACCACCACCGGCTTCGAAAGTTGCATAAATACCCATTGATTACCCCAAGGCGTTAATTATTAATTTACCGGCTCCGGCTGCTGTTACCCATTTTGTTTGTAGTTGAGTATTTGCAGTAAAAGTAAGCTTTGTACTCGTACCGTTGTTGTTGGCCAAACCTTCACCGATTGAAAGAGTCCCTCCACCCGGCACTTCAATATCATCCTCCGTACTACCATCTGTAATTAAAACACCGACTGCTGACGTATTTGTGATAGCTACTTTTGAAACTGGAAAGTCAATTACTGCTCCGATATCTTGAAAGTTAGCGGTTAATGTCGCCGTATCCAATGTTCGTAACGCTCGCTTATATTGTGCCATTTAAAATCCCTTCTTTATGTTAATTCTCTCCATTCGATACCTCCAAATACATCCGCATTAGAGTTCCCAGGCAAAGGAGTGCAACATAGTACTATTTCATCGACAGTCCCATCAATTTTGCTTCCTAGATTCAACGCACTATCTAGAGTGGAAGAAACTTCACCGCCTCGATTTACTGAACTGAAAAAACCGCCTCCAATGTCTGTACCGCCTGTAACTGTATTCCCTGTATCTCCGCGCGCCACTTCTATAGCACTATTTGACTCACCTGAATACGTAAACGTTCCGGCAACTGTTGGATTAAACCTTAAAAACCATCGGAGTTCTTTTCCTGAAGTTATCTCTGATAACGAAATATTTCTTAAATTTATAGTCTGACCAATGTAGTTTGATTTAAGTCTAATCCCAATTACTGCGTAGACTGTTCCTGCTACATTAGCATTACACGCAGCCGATGAAGCGGCATACCTGATTTGACCGTTTTCTTGTATTCCGCCCTCACTCATAACAGTGCTACATATACAATCTAAATCACTTGCTACACCGGAACCGTCATTTGAAATTTCATATCTCACAGGAAGATTTGGGGTACTCATGTAGACAGTTGTTAAATTATTCGCATTAAGAAACTCGTGTGCGTAGTAAATTTTTCCATCCACTACAAAAGCAACACGTACCCTACCAACGCCTAACCACTCAAAATCTATGTAAAGTATCTGTGTTTTCGTTAAATCAAGTGTTACACCCGAAGCCCCTGTACCATCGAATTTGTCGATATTCCAATCGTCTTGTGCGATAGCTGTATTGGATGGGGTACCTGAGGTGTTTGTTCTCGTTACTATATTTACGGTACTGCCTGACGTCTCTAAAAATATGCCATTGTCATCATCAAAATACCCGGCTCGCTTCGAAATATTTGCATCTAATGAAATAAAATTAAACGTACATATGATTAATTGGCTCTTTCCGGGTTGATAATTAAATCTTTGCTTGGATTGTCTTACCCTTGTCCCTGCCGTTGTATTTGCAACGGATAAACTCTGACACGCTTCATCTGGTCTAAATTCTGTAGTTGTTCCGCTCCCGCTAGTTTCTGCATTGTCCCAAAAAAGAGTAAGATTTTCTAAATTCGACGCTATCCCTTCATCATTGAAGATGTTTTTGCTATCAAATAATGTTTGTGGATTACTAACCCTTGACCGACCAAATGCATCAATACCAAAATTATCCGTAGGGGAAACGCTTAATTCTTTGTATGAATATCCTGTTGCAATGCCCATTTAGTACCGTTTGTTTTAGTGGATAACCCCTCTTTATGAGGGGCTACCCCTCTTATTAGCTTTGTCTTACAATGAAATAATCAAATCCGCTTACATCTGTTGTTTCAAGCGATCCTAATGCATCGTATGAGGCTACAGTAAATGAAGCTCCGGCGCTAATAGTTGTTATAAAATCACCTAGTGCAGGTGATGCATTCAAAGCTGACCTAGTAACAAATATTCTGTCCCCTGCTGCTATATTAGTGTTCGCAATCGTTACTGTTCCCGCAACTAATGTGCCTTGACCAATAAAGTCTGTTACTGCTCCACCGTTCATCTGTAGCTTAGTAGCCACAGCACTCATGATAATATCGCCGCCTGAAGTTACAGAGGAAGAACCTACAATTGCGGGTGCTGTGACTGATGTACCCACTGATACAACTGCATCAAGATTAAAGGTTATAGTACTACCTGAACCGACGGACGTAATGTTTGTTCCACCGGCTAGAGTCATGTTTCCGGCTGCTGGGCTTAATGCACCTCCGCTATCACCTGTTAGAGTGTCAACGTCTGAAGCTCCCGGTCCTAGAATTGTCCATGTTGCTGTAGCTGCTAATACATTTGTAAGCTGATACGACTGATTAGATGATTGGTCAATCCAAAGAGTACCTATCTTGTATCGTCTGTCTGTTGTTGCGGGCGCTCTTTGTGCTTTGATTGTTTTGGGGTGTGTTACTAGGTTAAGACCCATGTACCCGCTAGGACTTTGTCCATCTCTATCTACTGACATCGGAAACCTCCTACGATGTTACTATAGTTTTTATATATCTATGGTAAAAATAACATAGAGTTTACTTTTTCTTCTTTCTTTTTCTTCGCTTCTTTTCTTGAGTCATAGTCTTGAGCATCAATTTCATTTCTTTAGCTGTTATATTCTCTAGATATCCATCTATCTGCTTCTTGAGTTCTCCGGTTATGACGCTATTGCTCATTTCATAAACTCCTTTTTATACTCTTTAGATAGACGCTTAACTGTAGGTTCAGTTTTGAGTTTACTTTTCAATTTGTTCTCTAAGTAAACGACTGTATCAAAAAGAAAAGCGTCATCCATGTTCTTTAGGGATGGCTCTATATCCTTCAAGCCTTGCGCTCTAGATTTCTGTCTTCCTTCTAGTCTTTTCCCTGCAAATGGTGCGAATAATTCTGATGCTAAATGAGTTCTATCCGCTTCGATAATCGTTGATTCCTCAACGCTATGGCCTTTAGGCTCTACTTTTTTGTAGGGGAATAGCTCTTTATTCTTCTTGATTTCCTTATTGAAAGTAGCTCCGATTGAAGGTTTTTTTGTATTGAACCAAACACCAAATTTGTTTGACCCTTCAGTAATTGGCTTAGCCTCTCCTGACGTCATTTTATTAAATGTGTCTAGGTCAAAGTTTTCATATTCATATACATCACCGCCCTTTCTACCCTCACGACCCTTAAATACTACACGCATTTTGCCCTTATCAGCGTCATACGTTGCTGCTGAAATGTTGCTAGACTTTAAGGAGGAGGCAAAAGGTCGTGCTTTACCCTTGATTGTTCCATCTTTAGATTCTGGTTTATCACCTATTAGCTGTTCGAATGACCAACCTGTTGGGTTTTCCTGTCTGGAAATTTGAGGGGAAGGTTCTTCTTCCACTTGTTCAATTAGTTCTGATTCTTGTTGTGGCTGTTCTACAGTTTCTATTTCTTCAACTTCTTCTAATTCTTGTTCGGGTGCCCGTTGTGGCTGTTCAATCTGTGAGTGTTGTTTGAACTCCTCATAGACCTGTTCGAAAGGCTTCTTCCTAGCTCTTTCAATGTCTTTTACAGCATTTGCACCAAACATTTTACGCGTGAACTGCATAGCTTCCATAGGGCTTAGGTCTTGCTTCACACTCTCTAAAACAGTACCTACACCACTCTTAATCAAAACATCGTAGCTTGCTTTAGCTTCATTAGGGTCTACACCCTCAACTGGTACTAATGGCTGCTCTGTAACTTCTTGCTCTGAACCCACTTGTTCTGGGGTAGGAGCTTGCCCTTCCGTAGGACCTTGGTCAGGGGGTGTTTCCCCTCCGCCTTCCGATTGAGCTTTTGAGCTTAAATAGTTTGTCGCAGCTTCTTGGAGTGGTCCGATAGAAGCAGCGGTTACACCCGCCTTTATTCCACCTTTTGCTAGAGACATAACAAATTCTTCAAAGGGTAATGAGCCACCCTGCTGCACATGCTTTTCGAAAGACTTAGTAAGCTTGTTCAGCTCGTTATATCCTGCCATCCCTCCAACTATTGCGCCCGGTATGCCGCCAACTGCCCCGCCAACGGCTGCACCAACCGCAGCACCACCTAATCCTAGCGGTGCAGTACCACGGTCCGTCTGTACGTTCTGGCTCCGCTTCAT